TTGCTACACATCTTGGAACAACCTTGTGTTCTTCATTTTTTCCGGCAAACATAGCAATCCAATCACCAGTTTTAATATAATGTTCACACATACGAATATATGCCTTCTTCCCATCTGCTTGGTTTGCGGCCTTCTGTTTATCTTGTGGAGTGTTCCTTGTTCCCCTAGATTGTTTATTGAATTGAGCAATAAGGTCTTTAGATTCTCTGATCCATTCCTTCACATTCTTGAAAGAATATATGTCATCATCTGGAAGTGCAAGGACTGCTTTACTGACATTTTTGTACTCGGCAGGTTTCCTCTTCTTACGCATTTCAATCATACGTTGACGGAGAGCCTCTCTCTGTTCTTCCGTAATTTTACGAGTACGTTTAACCTTCATTGGTTTTCGTTCAACTGTCACTTTCTTCTTTGCCATTATGATTTTTTCTCCAAATTGGATTTTATAGTTGATAACATCATCTCCCATTGCTTCGCAGTAGTTTCAATGTCATAGTGCATATCAAAATATTGCTTCTGGACAGCAAGTCCACCTTGAACTGGTGCTTCCCAAAAGTTATCAATTGCATCTTTCAGTACAAACGCAAACTTTCTTGCGTGTTCCACTTTATCATGAACATAACCATACATCCATGCAAAGTTTGCACAAGTTTCGGGTAGTACTGCAAGATTCGGACATACTACGACACATCCTGCACTCATTGCTTCAATCACAGAAATACAAGCGGTTTCTGCATAAGTGTTTGGATATGCGAGTATATGTGTTTTCTGAAGAGCCTCACGTATCTCTTCATTTGAAACTGTACCATGATAATTAACATTCGGTGTATCTTTACAAGCATCATACAATGGTTTATATTCATCATCTCTTGATCCCCATCCGTATATTTTAAAACTTGAATATATGTCTAATTCAACATTCTCTAATTTCATTGCACGAAATGCACCAATCAATACATCCAATCCACGATGTGGTGTAGAGATATATGCAAGTCTTATCGGCCCGTCTTTGGGTTTTGTGTGTATCGGAATAGGTTCAATTGCATTCTTGAGAACTACACTTTTTTCATATTCTACACCAAGATCAAGATGATATTTCTCTAATGACCAATCAGAAGGAAATACAAATCGTTCAAACTTGTCTCTCTCCCTTTCTTCTTTTAAAAATTGAACTTCTGGATCTCTTGATGTATCTTGAAACCAGAGGATTCTTGGCTTATCTTCTAACTCACGAACTCTGGAAAGAATCACTTGGAAGTGCCCCCATAAGTCCTCAGGCACCCTCTCCTTGACTCTTTGATATATCAACTCACTTCCACCCTTTGCGTTCTTTGATGCTTCTACAACATCTTCGCTCACAGATGGTGGATTTACTGTAATGGTTTGATTTTCTTTTTGTTTTTGTTTCTGATTCTTGTTTTTAATCTTTTCTATTTTAGAATCATCAAACACCATTAAACTCATTCTGGCTCTCCAATCTTATCAAGGGATTCAACTTTTTCCAAAGCTTCCATTGCTTCTTTATGGGATTTGTCTTTTTTAAATAGATTTCGGATCTTTTCAAAGAGGGATTTAAACATAATTTTCCACTTACTTTATTATATTATAACAGATTGATTATATATTGTCAAGTTTTTTTTAAAATAAACTATACTGCTGGATTCCATTAAATTTGTGTGCAAGGAAACCATCTTTCCAAACTTCCACATCTTTACCACGTTGTTGCATAACGACTGCTTCATTTAATGCATCATCTAAATTATATTTTACTACTTTATTATCTTTTGTTTCAACCGAATACGTACTATGCAAGTTGGGGGATTGCATTTTGCTCCTATGAGTAGAATCCTGTCCTGCATATGTAATATGCATCTACAATATCAGAAACAGGGTTAGAAATTTTGGTTGATTTGGGAGACAATTCCTCTTTCAAATCAACATGAGTTTCGGACAAAAAAGTATCATACATCAATTCTTTATTGGCATTTCCCTTTCCTGTTGCGTGTTTCTTAATTACTGTAGGTGGTATTGTAACATATTTAAATCTTGCTTCCTGTAGTTTGTATTTGAGTACTCCAACATTTTCTGCGATATGAAAAACTCTTCCAGTTGCAGCGAATGCGTAATCCTCTAGATATATCTCACTGACTCTTCCACTGTACCACCGAACACATTCAATGGCCCAATTTGCAAGTCCAGAATATCTTTCCATTTCACATGAATATTTAGGATATTCGTATGCGTTGAACATCTTAAATGTATCTTGCGATTTGGTCTGTTTTATAAAATGAAATTTACAATCTTCAAATTTAATTTCTTTGTTAATTACTTCGGCCACACATATTGCAGGAGAAGTTAGAGAATAATCAATTCCTGCAACATATTTACAATTCTTCTTCTTCGTCATAATACGGCTCCATTAATATCCCACAAAACGCACAATGAAATGCGTGTTCTTCTGATGTAATATCATCTGGATCGTATGACATGGAATACATTGCATTACAATTACTACATTCTATATCTGTTTCGACTTCCATTTCTCTCCAATTATAGGTCTACAATTTCACAACCGCCATCTGCCGAACAAGCAAGTTCCTGCGAACCAGCGGTATAATCTCGTTGTTCGTATTTAGATAATATATTCCAATCCACATCTTGTGGTATGTCTTTTAATAATTCTTTATAATCTTCTTCTGTACAATCTTGATAGGGTGCTTGTCTGTAGGTATGATCACTAAAAGGTAAGAATGATATACCACTAATTGCATCAAAATTATCCCATACCCATGCACCTACTCCCATCCATTCATTTTCTTTGACCGAAATGGTAACAGATGGTTTGTGTTCGCACCAATGTTCTTGATAAGTTTTCCACAATTGTAACTGTGTTATTGCAGACATATCTTTTCTGCAAATTGCATCTTTGGGACTTTCCATTGGAAATGAAAATACTGTAGTGTGTTCTGGTTTGGTTACATCTGGTTCATTAGGAAATCCTGCTTCTTTCATCATCTTACAAAGTGGATCTTTGTTATCTGCCCTTACTGTCCTAATATAAAAGGGATTATGACGAGCATGAATTCCACTTGCAGAATCAACAAGCTGAGACACAGTGCCACTAGGCTTAACACAAGTAATAGCTGCACTACGTTGGACACCCAATCGTTCAGACCACTCTTTGTTTGTTTCAACGGCCACTGTTCTAAGTTCATCCAATAATTTTTCCAGTCCTTTTTTGTTTCCATTTGTAAATTTATTGTCTAAAATTCCTGTTAAAGAGACACCTAAAAGTCTTTCTTCTGAGCAATTACGTTCCCATTCTTTTGTGAGGTATTTGAAATTTGTAAGGGTTGACTGAAACGTGCCAAGGATTGTTGCAGTCCTAACTTTCTTAGTAAGAGATTCGGGAGTGTCATGTCCTCTGACAACGACTTCCGACAAGTTACAGAATTCTCTGCTTCTAAGAATGATTTCAGAACAAGGGTTTGTGCCAAAATCAGACTTAGGTTCTCTTCTGAGAATGAATCCACCTTCTCCATCTTCTTCCCTTTCATTTAATGATGCAACTTGCTTCATTGCAGACTCACCATTATATATTCCACGTTCACCAGATTTGGAATCATAAAGAGACAACCACTCCCTCATGAAAGTTCCACTATCGGGTTTTTCTTTATAGTTGATTGAATTATTTGCAAGTGCTCTTTGGACATCCACTTTCCACCACTCACCAGATTTTGCAAACCTCATTTCTCTGTCGTTGAGATCTGAAAGACTGATCAACGCACTTCTACGTACACCACCAACCACAACAATTTCTGCAATTTTACAAACAATATCATGTGCTTCTATGGGTCTGAGTTTTCTTCCTGCTGCTTCTTTAAATATGTTTGTTGAGAAATGAAACAAATCATCCAATGGTTGTGGGCCAGATGCACGACCTCCAAATGTCTTGAGAGGTTTTCCTGCGGCACGAACTTTAGACAAATCCCACTTTGGTATTTGTCCTGTCCACAATAAACTGAGTAATTCTTTGAATGCTTTTGCCCATCCCAATTTGGAATCTGCGACAACAATGGTTGTATCAGTTGGATGGAATTCTTCTGCAATTGTTGGTAATTGTGAAACATGATTTGTTTCTACACTAAATCCTACTCCTGTTCCGTTCATAAGAACATATAAAACTTCGTCAAAAGATCTTGGAGAATCTATTTTAACATATGAGCAATTATATCCTGCAATATTCTCTTTTCGTAATGCATCTCCTGCTGTCATCAAACATCTCATAGATGGCATAACATTGAGACTCATTACTTCATTTTTAAGTTCTTCTAATTCTCCATTTTCTAGATCAAATTTACACATATCTTTAAGATGTTCTTGAAAAAAATCAAAATAACGATTGACTGTTTCTCCCCAAGTTTCTCTTCGTTTCTTGTCGTAATCCCATCTAGCATAACGTGATAGATGAATAAATTGCTGATATTGTGTGGGCAAAGTGATGGGATTGGTTGAGTTCATTTTTTCCTCCATTCGGCTAGGTGAGTTTTTGCGAGCAGACTTTCGTAAGTGTTTTTATTTATTATTTCGGATAAGTTGAAAATTCCAGACAGAAACATATCATTCAAATCTTTCTTCTTTTCTGTCAGAGGCCAGATACAGATTTTCCAACCCCTATCTATTACCTTTTCCATTCTGGAAATGATCTCCTTATTTCTAGGTTCATTATCAAATACCATCGTTCCCTTTCCTTCATCCATTGCATTTCCTATCTCTTTATGAGATGAAAACTTTATATCTGATCCTGCCATTGCAATGCAATTTGGTAGGAAGAAAGAATCAAATGGCCCTTCAACAACATAAAATTGTTCCTCTAAATTCAATCTATCTAGACCAAAAATCTTAGAAGAATCTTCATCCATCTTAATCGTGATGTAACGAAGCAAAGTATTAGTAAATGCTCGTCCTTGAAATGTTATAAGATTTTTATTCTCATCATAAAAAGGAATTATTATTCTTTGTTCGTTTTCATTCAGATCATAATCTTTCTTTGTCATGTCTTTGACAAACTTTTTAAAATCCTCTGTATAATATAGGTAACTTAAAAATTGAGAAGGAATTGCACGATTGACCAGATATTTTTTTGCAAAATGATTATCTTCCAGTTCCGAAATTTTAGGTAAATCTATCTTGGTATGGAACTTTGGTTTTTCGTGTTTGAATATTGGATTGGGTGTATTTGTTCCTATGCCAGTTACTCCTTCCTTATATCGCTCCAATGCATACTCTTTATATATTTCTCCATCAAATTGTTTTAAGAAATTGGAGAAGGTATTGCTTTGACCACAGTTATGACACCGAAAGAACAAATCGGTTCGTTTCTGGTAGAAATAACCTCTGGCTTTAGTTTTACTTTTTTGGGAATCTCCGCAAAATGGACAACGAAAGTTATACAGTCCATCGTTCTTCCTTTTAAACATAGGAAGTCTTAGAGATATAAGATTTACGTACTTAGTATCAATATAAGAAGGCATAATAAATTTTAGATGTGGTTTTATTGTGATACTGTAAGTATATCACATTCATGACAAAAAGTCAATCTCTAATTCACATATTTTGGTACTACATGAGTGAGTAACCATGCCACAAAGGTTGCAGCACCGATGGTAATCCATCTCCATCGTTCTAGAGATTCTAATTTTGTGTAGATTGAATTTATATCAGTATTCATTCTTGTTTCGGTTTTATCAACCATCATATTCATTTTATCTTGAAGATCACCAATACGAGTATGAAGAATTTTCATCTCTTCACGAAACTCTTTATCGGTCATTCTGTTGACATCTTGTGCGGCTAACAATCTACCAATATTTTCTGAAAGTGCATTGAGTTTGGTAGAAGTATCGGATAATTTGACCATGAGGCCGTCAAGTTCTTTAGACCGATACTCATCTTTTATTTTAAGTGTCTGAACTTCCGATTTAAGCTGTAGGATAGATTCGTGTTCGGGCATACATTAACTCTGCTGGTCTAACTTCTTCTATGAATTGTTTAATAAAATGTGCAAACGCTTTCGGTGCAAATGTGCTGTTATGCACCGACCACGATTCACCATTCAATTCTGGATCGTGACCATTATTATGTATCTCAACCGAACTATCTTCATTATCTGTGAGTTTCCATGTAGACCTAGATTTATTGATCCACTCACCACTCATCACTTGTTCTATTGAATCATTTGCATCTGCTTGCAAATATTCTTTGAATTTCATCATAACTATTTTCCATGTCTAAGGTATTGCATACATCCTGTAGAAGAATCCATCACTATAATGGGTTTCTTTGGATACTTTCTTGCATATGAACGGATATATTCTCCTATTTCGTCTTCACCAACATATTTTTTATATCTGTCATATCGTTTTTTTCCAAGCCGGGATTTATGATATAAAGATGGATCTACTGCAAACACATCTTTTCCTGCAAACCTTTTCATGACCATACCATTTGGTGGTTCTCCAAGAGATTTCCCTCTTGTTGCAATTCCACCAGCAACTGTAGTAGGCGCATCTTCTATTAGAATTTTTTCTAGATTGTTTAAAGTTCTTGTGTCAAATTCCGAATCTTCATTATAAATTTTTTCAAAGTTATCAAAAAACTGTAATTCTAATTCTTCTGAATTTGCGTTTGGATTCTCTGATTCTTCTTTGATAAGAAAAAGTGCAGCAGCATAAGATGCGATTTTAGATTTACCGCCTGGGATTTTTCCCATTAATTTTTTAATA